CTTTCATTTCAATGGGTACATAAGACCTAAATAAGTCCAATGTAGCTTTATTGCTATTCCATTCAAGGCAAATCATTTGCGTATGTTCTAAATTGATTTGCTTGAGTATATCGTAGTCGAGCCCTTCGGCGTCTATTGTAATAAAATCGTAAACATTTTCAATTTCGCTATAAGGAACGGTTTTAACCTTTTTAGTTTTAAACTCTATGCCATCCCAACGTTTTAATTCATCTTGTACCAATGTGCTTAATAAACTGCTATCCGTTTCGTCTACATGGTTACCCATATCATAATAGGTTGCCGTTCCTTTACTTGTGCTTATAGCTACATTATGCAGCTTTACATTGGCATTATTGGCGTGTAATTCTTTTAACTTTTTAAATGCCGTTGGTGATGGCTCAACCAATACCGCTGCCCATCCCGAATCAATTAAAGCAAGTGAATTGCTAAAAGTATAACCGTCATTTGCACCAATGTCTAACAATACGCCTGTTCTACCTTTGAAGTAGTTTGTAATAACAATATCTTCGTTGTTTTGGGAGTAGTTCATTTAAAGGAGTTGTATTTGTAGTGATAGATAAATTCGTCAATTAACACTTGTGTTTTAAGCAACTTTTGATTGTGTATTTTAGTAGCCCAATCGTAATCTTCGCCAATGGTTCTATTGGGAAACAATACCTTATTTGCTATCTCCCTTTTTATGGGGCAAAGATGGTTCGGGTAGCGAAGATAAATCTGCTTACCCTTATGCTCTACTTGTGCGTATGGGTAATTTATGCTAAAATGAAAGTCTTTTCTATTTGCACCATCAACGGTCATCCAACCTTTAAAGCAAATTACATCGGGGTTTTCTTGCGCCGCTTTAAGTATTTCGGGAATGTATTTTGGCGTTATGTAATCATCATCATCAATATGCACAACATATTTTCCTTGCGCTTTCTCAACTAATTGATTGCGCTTATTACCTGTACTTATTCTACCATCATCAATATGGGTAAGTACTTCTACTCCTTCGCGTGTTCCTATTAAAGATAACAATGTACGAAGGCTACCCCTTCTACTTTCTAATGATGGTATAAGGATGGATAGGATAATCATTTCTCAAATATACTAAGTTTAGGGAAACCTAAATTTTTTCTTTTTATGTATGTTCTTTCGTCTTGTCGGTAATAAATATCATTGCGCCTACCTAATGAATCCGTTTGACCGAATCCCCAAGCTGGGTGCTTATGTTCAAATAAATGTTGGTTCAAATAAACGTACCTATTTAATTCAATTGCTACATCCATAGCTTCATTATCGCACCAAAGTGAAGTATAATCTGGATGGTAAATGTATTTAAAGCGATTGTAATATTCACGCCCCATTATTGACATAGTTGGAAGCAACTCATTAACGTGTCCATCGGGTAAATGCAAGAATTGGTCTAAGCCGCAATGTTCGCGTATAACTTCATCAAATCCATATTGCGTAAATTCTTGATCATCCGATAAATTAACCAATATATCCCATCCGTCTTTTGGTATATCTCGGTTGATGGCTTCAACTTTGCTTTTGCTATCACCTATGCAAACGGTAACATTTTTATCTAATTTAATTGCTTTTAGTTCCTCACTTTCAAGCGTTAGGGCATCGTCATAATCTAACGATACAACAAATTTATATTCATCCGTTGCCGAATTAGCTACAACGCTATCATAAGCAAGTAGCATCTTTGCGGGGCGGTTGCGTGTTGTTAGTTTGTAAAGTATTACCATGTTTCGCGGGGTATAAATGTAAATTTAGGTTTATCATGATAGTTATATATCGCATAGCGTGTTGCGTCCATTCCGTCATCGTTAGCCTTTACAGGTTCTTCGATAATGTTATCCTCTTTATCTTTTTTCCATTTGTAGGATTGTATTTCACGCTTTAAGTTAGTACTGCTATCGGTCAAATATAACGGAAAACTTTTAACCTTAACAATCCCCGCCCAAACATCCTTATTGGCTGCGTGTATGTTAAACCCGCTGCGATATATTTCTTCAATGCTTTTTGGTTCGGCGGCATCGGCAAATATCATTCCCCTACCTATGTCAAGCGTTTGCATCTTGCGTATAAGTTCGGTCAATGTTAAATTGGATTGATAGATTAATTCTTGAACGTAGTGAGCGCCTTCATGATATTCTACTTTTACCAAAGCGGCGGGGTGATTATATCCAAAGTCTAAGCCGTAAAATACTTCGCCTTTGTTTGGTAGTTCCGATATGCCCCATTTTGTGTAAATAAGTTCCTTTGCCGCGCCTCTTTGCCCTAATCCGTATACTTTCCACATAAAGTCATCGGGTAGGTCTTTAAACGCCTCTATTGCGTTAATTTGGCTTTCCGTTAAATTGGCTTTGTTGTTTAAGTAAGTAGAATGAATCCGTTTATTTTTAGGATTATCGGCAACGCCATAAACCCAACTTACAAAATCGGCGGGATTCCAGTCAAGGAATATTTGTCCTGTGGTCCTCATTGCCAATTGGTCAAACAATGGCTTAGTAAGTAGATTTGCTTCGTTGATAAAAAGTATATCCCTTCCAGGTCCACGCGCTTTGCCTTCATCTTCTAAACCAAATAGTTCAATATAACTACCGTTCTTGAATGTGTATATAAAATCGGAATAGCTAAATTGGTTATCATCCCAAAGCTGCAACTCATTCATAATTAACTTAAAATCCCTATAAACACCGCGTTTAATATGGGGTAAGCTATGCGATACGCAACTAATACGCTTCATTGGATTGCGTGTAGCTAAATATACAAGCAACTGCATAACCGAATACGATTTGCTTGAACGACTACCGCCCTCATTGCAAATAATCGGATAGCCTTCGTTATAGGCGTTTAGGTTTTCCTTAAATACGGGTGTTACCTTACTTGATAGGCTCATTACCTTCTTGTTCTATGAAATTGATTTGAATAGGAGTTAATCCACTATGTTCGGTTTCGGTCTTATCTTTCCATCCCATGTTTTTCAATGCGAAGATAATGCCAGTTACATTTTGCCCTGCTAACTTTTTAGCGTAAACCGATTCAATTTTAAGTATCGCTCTTTTTATTGAGTAAGAGAAAATCTCCCTTTCTTTGTAATCATATATACTTTGGCGTGATTCAAAACCTAAATGATAGGCTAAACCAGGAATAGTTAAATCATCACCATTTTCATCAAAATAGCTTTGGATAGCTAAATCCAAATCCTCTACTGTTTCATAATATCTTGGTACTCCCATAATGCAAAGTTAGTTAAAATATTTCTTTTACATAAAAAGCAAAAAGTAATGTTTGGTAATAGGTAATAGGTAAATCACTTATAAAGTATAAGTATATATATATATACTCTATATTATTATGGTTTTTACTATTACCTTATTACCTTGCTTGTAACTAATTGATTATTAAAGACTTAAGAGGTAATAAAATGGTAATAGCTTATTACCAAAAAAGGCATAAAAAAGGGTAATGGTTATTACCAAAACCCTTTCTTTTATTACTAATAAATTAAACCTTTTTATAATATTTGTCATCTGCTTTTATAACATATTTACCTTTATACTTTTGTCTAAAAGTTATTAAAAAGTACTTAGAAGAACATTTAAGCTGCAAACAAATATCGGCGGCATCCTTTGCGGTAAATTTATCGGGTAATGAATTATACAACTCTAACTGTTTGCCTTCTAAATCGGTTTGAGTAGTATTGTTTATTTCGGTAAGTAATTTAATAGCTTGGCTCTTAAAATAATAAAATACTTTTTCAGAGTTTTGCACATCAATAATATCTATTATTGGGGATTTATGATTTCTTATAATAGAGCAAATCAATGTAAGTCTATTATAATAAGCAAACATCTTACCTAAATATCCAATTAGTAGTTCACTTACATCGCCTTCCCTTCTATTTTTTATAATTATATTGCTTTCAGATGTTATTCTATTTCTTGTATCGTTAAACAATATTTTTGCTTCATCGGTAAATTTTACCCATCTTGGATTACCTTCCGTATAAAATACCCCTATATTAAACAAATGCTCAATAATAGATTCCCAATGTACGGTTACTCTACTTTTAACACTAAAAGCATCCCTATTGGCGTTTAATTCTACATAATCCGATGAAACAAATAAGAACCTATTAAGCAACCCCGATTCAACGGCTTGTTTATTAAACATCTCATTTATTCGCTTTGATTGCATCCCCGTAAGTACGCTAATAGCAGGATTTGTAACCCTATTTTCCAAAGTTGGATCTTTTCTAAGGTCATCAATAGTTTTACCATTCCAAACGTTATTCCAAAAATCAACGGAATTGTTATCCTTAGTATACGAACCCCCTTGATAAAGTTTTTTCCCTTCGTCAAAATATACCCCAAAACCCGCATGATTTGTTGAAGCATATTTTGTAATCGCTTCTAAGGTAGCGCCCGATGCGCTTCTAATTATACGAATAGGTCTTGGATCGGTAAATACTGTATTATTTGCCTTAGCTTTCATTTTAGCTATTTCCCATTCTTTTTCTTTTGTAGCATAATCTTTATATAATTTATCTGCCAAAGGCTCTATTATATCGCCAAAAACAAGGTCATAGGCTTTTGTCTTACCTATTGAAGATGGACCAACCATCATGCAATAAAGTATTGATTTCATTTCTCCGCCCAATTGAGTTGTAAACATATTGCCAGAAAGGGAAGCGACCGCCCATAAAGCGGAAACTGCAATATAATCAACAGGCAATGAATATTCTTTTGCAAGGTCTTTAAATGATTGCTCTACAATAGGCTCGAATATTTCTAGCGGAAATGTTTCGTTTGTGTTTTCTAACTTTAAATTAATTAACATAATTTACCAATTTGAAGGAAATGAATAATCTTTATTAACCCATATTCTTTGACCGTTGCAAGAATCTAGCAAACAATTTGGCTCAATAATATCTTTAATTTGTTCTTTTGTGTATTTATTTGGGGAATCTAAGATAGTCCATGTATAATTAGGAGCAACCAAATGCATAAAAAAAGCCAATAATTTATTGTCAACGCTATATGTACCATCTTCACCAAAATATGTTTCTTGACCGTAATTATCAATATGTAGTTTCAATAAATCCTTTTTAACGTACTTTAAAAGCCATTTTAGCACTTTAAACGAATATTCGGGCATTGGTAGTTGTTTTGTAGAGTGCTGCGCCTTATAAGACCTATAAACAAGTGTAATCGGTTTTATTAAATCTAAATGTGTTATATGAGTTTTATGAGCAAATGTATCAATAACAAATGCTTTGCAAGTATCTTCGTGCATCCCTACCAAATTACAATACGCGGCTATTCTTAATAAATAATGATGTTTATATCCATCCTCAAAATTGCCCCATAAATTAGCGTTTTCTATTGCATGGCTAAAAGTACGAATGCTATTAACATTTCTTGATGGCTTAAATTTTATCTTTGGTTCTTCATTTTCGTATTTGTCATTCGGCAAAGCTAATTCCGCTTCATCAAACAAACGTATTTTAGCATTTGGATCGTAGCTTGAAAATCTTACCCTTACTAAGTCTTTACATTGAATATCAATAGTTATATTAATTGCCGCAAGTTCATGCATTATAGTGTTGAATACTTGAAAATGATGGGCTGGTAATATTTTAAATATAACCGCCAAACCTTTACCCGATGCACTAATAAAAGCCGAAACAATAGATTTGCCATTTATAAATAAATCATCTCTCAACTTACCCCAATCCTCTATATGTGGGTTATTGTGTGCATCAATATCAATACAAATCAATCCTGTATGTTGTATTATGTTTTCGGTATTTCTCCAATCTTTACAAACACTACTAACGGTAAAGCATGGAAGTTTCGCGGCTTTAAATGTTCGCTTTTCTTCATGGTCGGTTATTGTGCGAAGTTGGTTTATTATATCTATATGCTTACCGCTTATAATATCTTCTATCTCTTGTTCTAATGTAGAATCGTAAGGAATACAACCAGCCGTTGTTTTGCCTTCTTTGTTGGTGTATGGATGGTAAGAACTTATTTGCATTGCTTGTACTTTTCAATATTAAAAAAAGTAGGGTTCAATGAATCCCAAATAATATAAGTATTTATAACTAACCTAAAATTTCCTACTCCTTTATTGTCATAAAACTTTTGCATTTCACCAAATCCATGTGCTTTGTATAAGTACGAATTTACGTTATTATGCGCTCCAGCTGAATACGGCTTTTCTACATCATGTTTTGCAACCCTTTCACCTTCATCAAGATACCAACCACTAATTTGAGGAGCAATAAATATTAAAGGTATATGATTGTTAAATTCTAGTTTAGTATATTCGGATGCTTGGTTGCACCAATCTCCAATATGACCGCCTCTTTTAACGCTTGTTTTTTTTAACTCAATACCAATAGGATAATCTTTGTTCAAATCGGTATTATGGTACATCAATAAATCAATTCTACGTTTTTTGCATTTTGAAGTAATTTCTGAAAATACATTAAAATTAGTTTTAAAATAATTAAATACCTTGTCTTGTAATACTTTTTCAGGTAATGCTTCAAAGTTGTATCTATCTTGTGTTGCCATAAAAAAAACCTGAGAAGTGGTCTAGGGTAGAAGCGAAAAAACCGCGTTAGTTTTTTCTCCTAAACCGCCCTCTCAGGCGTTTCTTTTGATTAATTATATTACGGCTTCTACCTCGTAACTTGTACAAATATACTATAAACTCATTACATAATCAATAAAGCTAAAAAATTCTTGCGGGTTATGCACTACCGCATATAATCCGCCTGTTGAATTTATCTTGCGTTCATATTCTTTCTGATCTTCGCTTTGCTTATCCTTAATCTTTATTTCAATATAAACAGGTAAGCCATATTTATGATTCGGAGTAACTATGTGCCCTTTCAAATCGCTTGTTCCTTTTGAGCCAGTGCCTTTGCGCCACTCAATGCCGCCGTCTAATTGTTCTAATTTGCCACTAAATATATTGAATTTCGGTATCTTCTTTTTTACAGGAACTCCCATATTATTAGTGCGCTCTAAATGTCCATTAGTCCATTTGATGTAATTAGCGCAAAAGGTTGTTAATCCATTGGCAGTTTTTACTTTGGGTATTATCGGAGCGGAATAATGCCCATCGGCATATCCTTGAGCATATTTTATTTTACTCATTTCCTCATGTGCATTGCAATAGCGACTTTTCCACGATTCTTTCATATCGTTACATTTTTTACATCCCATTCAAAATACATTGATTGCTTATTGTACTTAGGGTGATGCCTATTGCTTATTGCTTTCTGACATTCTTTGCAATACGGATTCAATTTAAGTTCCCCATGCGGGTGTTTGTAATAGTTTGTTATTGGCTGCACTACCTTGCAGCGTGAGCATTGTTTATTCATCATATCTTCTTAATTGTATGTAATAATTATTGTGTGGATTTGCATAAGCCGCCTTGCTTACTTCATTGAACATGGCTTTAATGAATCTATTTTTATCAACCTTTGATTTATTGTATATTCCCAAAGTCCTTTCTAGTTCGCCATTGCGGTAAACTTCAATATGCGTGTAACTTGCGTAGGTTGCTGTTTTCATTTGATATAATTAAAAATGTGAGCAATAACATCAACAGTCCAACCATTACCAAGCATTTTATAACGCTGTGAATCAGAAACGTGAACAGTATAGCCATCTGCAACAGTTTGTAATCTTTCACATTCTAAAGGTGTTAATCTGCGGATGCGTGATGTGTTTTCAATAATCCCAACACCACGTAACACCCCACCTGCGTTTGCCCTTAAGCAGTCTTTTTTACCATTTACATCGTTTGGAGCATCTTGTCTATAACTAAATACTAAATTATCAGCCGTTTGTGAAGTTAATAAAGCGCCTATTTTGCCATCTGTTCTTTTAACTAATTCTTTGGCTCTTTTTGGATTTGTTCCTGTTTCTTTTCTTATTTGTTTTGCTTCTTGCGTTCTTACTTCGGTCAATCCAACTATCTCCACCGCATTAGTATTTCCAGTATCTAAGCAATAAGTTTTGCCATCTTTTCTGCTTAAATGTCCAGTGCCACCTTTGCCGCTTGTTGATGAACGTGGCATAGTATTGTGAACCACTATTTGATTGTATGGAATGCCGCTTTGGTATCTTGCAACTACACATCCGCTTTTGTTATCATTTTCATTCATTTGAAATGATAAGTTTCTTTCATTTCTATTTATATAATTAATAGCTTTCTCACTCAAATAATACTTTTCATCAACATTGCTTTCAAGTATATCTTTTAGCAATACACCCCTATCTTTTGGCTGCTCAATCTTACAAACCAAATCACCAAATAGTCCCCCTGGTTCGTGTCCTATATTAGTCCAATAAATACGTTTACGGTTTTGAGCAGAAACCAAAGCAGAGTTAATATGTATGCCATTTATCCCTATTGCTTTACTTAATACCCTTTCCCATTTTTCGCCCATTTCTACATTTTCTAATAAAAAGTATTTAGGTTTACATTCATTAAGCAATCTCATATATTCCCAAAATAAATAAGATTGCCCTTCAAATTCGTAGCCTTCACTTTTTAATTGTAGATAATGTTCTAAGGTTAATATTTCGGTTTCGCATTTGGTACTCATTCCTTTTCGCTTACCAGCAAAACTAAATGATTGACAAGGTGATCCACCAATAAGCAAATCTATTTTAGGCAACGAATAACCATCCACATCAACTACGCTTCCTAATTGTATTGTATTAGGATAGTTTGCCATTGTTACCTTTATAGCGTGTTTATCAATTTCAGAAGCAAAGTATTTATCTACTTTTATCCCTACTCTTTCAAGTGCTTGTTGTCCGCAAGACATTCCGTCAAATAATGATAGTATATTCATATTAACCAGGCTTTTGTTTTATCAGGGTTTTCTTTGCAGCCGTTTAACACCGTAGGTATTATGTGCATCGCTTTAAATTGTTTTTCGGGTATTTCTACACCATCAACAAGATAAAAGCCTTTGCCCTCGCGGCGAATGTAGGTTGTATATCGTAAAGCGTATAAGTGTTTAATGTATTCTTGTGCGGTCATGGTTTAAAAGTGTGGCAGTATTACCGCTGCCACTCGGTTAATTTAGTAATTATTCCCAAGGTAGTTTTTCTCCTTGTTCGTCTTGTTGCGGTGCTGCATCTTTCTTTGGTGCAAGTGTAACTTTGCCGTCTGTCCAAAATACACCGCCATTACCTAAATAAACTTTAGGTACTTTTGCATCTCTTTGTTCTTTAGTTTGTGCAATGGTAGCACTTACATTTTGTCTGTACTTGTTCGCTTCATCGTTTACTGAAATAGTAACGTCTAAGCCTTTGTCTGTTGATGCGTTAAGCATCTCTTGTAGTTTTGTTTTCGTAAAGAAAACACTCATTAATGTAGCCATAATTAATAACCCTAGTTAGTAAGTCTAGGAACTTTAAAAGTTTATATTGTTTCTACTGCTTCGTTAAATATTGCTAAAAAATCAACTTTTGGGGCTTTTTTATAAAGTTCCATTGTAGCATCGTTACCCTTGTATTTATTCATTGTTGGGTGTGGAATTTCGCGCAATGCCTTTACAAGCATTTCTTTTGCATCGGGTGTAATTTTACCGAATATCCGTTTGCAATGTTGGATTTCTTTATACAATTCAATTCTATATTCCGTTGCTACGCGGTGGTGTTCATCGTCAAGCCATTCAAGAAAACTCATGTTAATTTAGTTTAATAGTGATAATCTTGTTTTTTGCGTTCTTGGTATTCGCGCTCAAGTTCTTTATGCCTTTGGTTATTAGCGTTATCGGCTAACCATTTCTTTTGGTCATCATTACGTTTAAACCATCGTTTTGTAGGGATGGGTGAGCCTTTGCCAAGCTCTAACCCATCGCGTTCAATGTCTAATATAGTTACTTGTTCCATTATTCCGCGCCCTCACTATTAAGGTTAAGTAATTCTTGTTTTTTAGCCGCGCAATGCGCTATAACACTTTTATCCTTTTGCAATTCCTTTGGCAATGATTTGTAAACGGCTGCAATAACATCGACATCGGTTACGGCGTTAATCATTATTTTAGCTTGGTCGGCGGTTACTACTTCTATAACTTCTGCTTTTACTTCTTCGGTAACAATAGGCGCTTCCATTTCTTCTGGAACGTAAACAGGACCAGCAAAAACATCGGGCGTGTACCATTTAACGCCGTTGCTCATAGCCCTTGCAAATAGCATATTTTTAGGGAACTTGTCAAGGTTTTTTGTACCAGCTTTTTTTGCATCCGCAATAGTGAATGTACTATTACCAATCTTTTCTTTACCTTGAAAAAAGTCGATTGAGCAAATTAATTCGCTACTTTCAATAACTCGGTAATCGTACTTGTTAGAACCTTTTACCATTGCTGCCATAACTCCAGCCCCGATTGTCGGCTTACCTTGTATAATGTGGATGCCGCTCATTGATGCAAAAGGCGGTATTCCAATTTCGCTACCTGCCTGGATTTTAACTATTGCTTGTGCTGCGCTTTTAATGTCGGGGAACATTCCTGATTCGGCAAATGCCTTACCGATTGACATAATTTCTGTTGGGGTTGCTTTTTGTAGTTGCATAATGTTTGTTTTATTGTTTAGGGTGTAAAAGTATATAGTTTAAAGTTACCAACCAAATAAATTTTTATTTTTTTTATTAAGGTTTAAAGTTGTAATATTGCAACTATGGAAAAAATGACTATAAGACAATATGCCGATAGTGTCGGGATATCTGTACAAGCTGCCCATAAGCGTGTTAAAAATATGGAAAAATACAAAGAAATCAAAGAAGTTGAGAAAATTACAAATAAATTTTTTCTGCTCAAAGTCAATACCAAAAAGGGTTTCACTAAATGTGGATAACTATTTTTAAAATATATTTGGTTTATATGTTTAAACCTATGTATATTTGTGTAACAAAACAAAAACAACATGATACAAGTTACAAAATCAGAAATTACAGAAGTTTTACAAAATATGGAAAAAACCATAGTTTATGTTAAGGAAAATTCTTCTTATCAATTTGTTAGCAATTCACAAAACAATGTAATGTTTAGGTTTGATTTAAACACAAATAAATATAAGTTTTATTATAATAAAGAACAATTTGCAAGATCAATAGTAAGATTTTATAAAAGAGGTTTTTAACCCCCGCAGGGGTGCGACTGCTAAACGCACACTTTAAACAACCAAACATGAAAAAACAAACACTCCAAACAATCGCAATCGTTGCAATGCTTTTATTATTCACCTTAGCCGATAACATTTAAAACAAACCAAACATGAAACAATCAGATTTACACTTTGCCGCCGCACAATGTTGCATTAAAATTGAAATGCTAAACCGTATGATTAAGTCATCGGATAGTTACACATGTATGTTTTTACGCGACATGAAAGAAATTGAGATTAAAAGATATGCCGAAATAATGGATCACATTACTGCACCTTTAAATCTAGTATAACCTATGAAAACAGCAATGCAAGAAGCAGAAGAATTGTTTAATCAATATGCAAATGTTATTTATGATAGAGCATTAACCGTAATGCAATATGAAATATGTAAACAATGTGCATTAATAACAGTAGATGAGATAATTAAAGCTAGTCCTTTAGAACCAAATGATACCCCAGAGTGGTTACAACCAGAAGATTGGTTTCCAGACTCAAATATATCTGCTGAAAAATATTGGCAAGAAGTTAAAATAGAAATAGAAAACCTATAACCAAAACCCATAACCTATGCTACCATACATTCTCCTTGCCATTTACCTTGTATGCCTGTATTGGGCTTACCAAAGTGCCGAACAAGATTTAAATGATGAACTATGAAATCAACAAATGATAAAATAAAGGAAGCGGAAGCGGAATCGTTATGGAATAACTTTGCTGGTATTACCGCAATACTTTGTATATTATTTGCTTTATTTGGGTAGTGTTATTACTACTTTTAACAAAATTTAAAAATATGGATTATTCATTAATTACAAACATTGAGTTTGCCGATATTGACTATTACGATTATCCCGATTATTGCGATGCTTATATCGTTAGGGCTTTGTACAATGGCTTTGAAATGTCTATTGAAATGCTTGACGAATTAAACCAAGATACCAGTTATGTATATGATAGGCTTATGGAATACTTGCATTAAATTTGGAATTTGCAAACTGTTACAAATTGTAACGGATTGAAAATAAAATTTTGCAATATAAAAATAATAAATACATTTACTGGACCATTACCGAGAATCCCGCAAAAACAAGGGAAAATGGGTTAACTCTTATAACTAACTTTTATGTTAAATAGCGCACAACAGAATATTAAGAAAAAAGGCTCTGCTTCTATTACTTATGTTTTGTTGAATCGTTTAGATGAATGTATAGAAAGTTTTTTAACGTATCTATCCTTGCCTTTTGGATGCCAACCGAATCAGATATTTTCTGTAATTGTTGGTCTTGTTGTTGGTTTGATAGTTGGTTCGTTATTACAGTAGCTAATATCCCAAATTAAGTACTAATCTTCTTCATCCGATTCGTTCAACTCATCGTACATTTCGGCAACCATGTCATCAAGTATTTTTAAGCATTTGCGCTTAATTCTATTTACTTTGGCGGTATCGGATGCGGTCATAGGGTTAAGCGTTTCAACGGTAGCTAAAGCGTAACAAGCGCAGTTAATGTACTCCTCGCGGGTTGTGAACTCTAGTATACCATCTTCTTCTTTGCCGTCTATTGGTAGTTCTAAATCTTCGCTCATTTGTTAGGTTTTTATATATTTCCCTTACATAGTGGCATAACGCAAGTAGTGTTTGCAGTCCTACATTCTACCCTCTCAACTTTTCGCAATGTATGCCCCATTCTACTAAGTGTTTTTTTGAGTATTCTTTTCTTGAATTATTGCGGTTTATAAAATCTTAATGCAATTTCCCTTTAATTATTTGATAATTTTTAACCGTATAATCTCCATTTTTTTCAACAGTTATATGAGCAAATCCATGTTGATAATTACTAACTAATGGTGAATAGTCGGGTTTTAATTCGCACAAGGAACCAGTACTCCAAGTTGTAATAACATCGCCATCCATGTTAGTTTCCGAATGCGTTGAAACCTTATGTACATGCCCTATAATAGTTGATTGCTTTGCTTTCATGTACACGCCCCTTGCGCTATTTACAGGGCTAAAAAATCCTTTCATTACATGGTGTCCATGTGTTACCGATAATTTTCCAATCTTTACCAATTGCTTATCATCTATTATAGTTACCTTTTGTTCGTTAAGTCTTAACCTTTGTTCTAAATGGTAGTATTCATCATCAAATACTTCATAAGCCTTTTGCTTTAACCATAATTCATAGCGAATACAATGGTTACCTTTTAACCAATATATTGAAGCAGCTGGGAATGTTTGCCTTAAAGTAACTAAAAATTGTTTACATGCATCAAACTCTTGTTTAACACTACGTTTTTTTGGATCTTTATCAAACCTAGATAACATGTGAAAATCCAATAAATCCCCATTAATAAATACTGTATTAATTTTGTTTTGTACCCCATAATCTAAAGCTATTGTTATGGCTTCTATGTCGTGATAAGGTATGTGTAAATCGGATATAAATAGAACATTGTTACAAATCTCTGGCAGTTTAAACGCCCCCCTATCTTCGCTATGGCTTTCAGGTAGCTTGTATGGGTTTCTTGACCTTTCTGGTGCAGGATGAGTTGCTTTTACTAAATTTCCTTTTGATTTGCCTTCAATATATCTTAAATTAGACCTTGCTTCTTCAACATCTTTGAATAATAAATCATTTTCTTTGTACATTATCCTGGCAAGTTTTAACGTAGGCATTTCCATTCCGTATTGGTTACGGTAATCTCTCGCAATTGATGTTTTAGTCATGTTGTTTATTTAATCTTGCTTTGGTAGATTCTTGTTGCTTTCTTGAGTAGCATATTTAATACCCATTATAGTACCAACTATTGAAAATGCGTTTGTCAAAAGCACTGAAAACATATTGCTCCATGTTGAGCCTATTATCTGCGTATCCTTGTTAGATAATATTGCAAACGAATACATTACGGTTGTAATAAATCCAACGCTCATAATTACAAATAAAGCTGATTTAACAATTGTTTTAATTAACTCGTTTTGGCTTTTTTTAATCATTACATCTAAGTCATTCAACGCTGCGTTTTTCTCTATTTCTATTGCGTTTTTAAGTTTTTGCGACTTATCCAACTCAATTTGCAAGTCTTTTGAAAGAGCATCTATTTTGTTTTTGCTATTGACGGTATGTGTAATGTCGGTAGCAATCTTCATTATTTTTGTAATGGTATTGCTTTCATCTAATATGGGGTTGTAAGTTGCTTGTAGGTAAATAGGACTTCCATCCATTTTCCTTCTTTCAAATTCTCCTTCAAAATACTTACCGCTTCTTAGCGTTTCCCAAAACTTTTTATATTCATCTGACTTAGAATAATCGTAACTCACAAAAACGCTATGATGCTTTCCAATAAGTTGTTTATGATCCTCATCATCATACCCCATTGCTTGTAAAAAGATAGAGTTCATCCCTAGAATAAAACCGTCAAGGTCAAAATAAATAATAGCATTGCTTCTATTTATAGCCTCTAGTCTACTTAGCAACTCTTCTTTAGATAAATTTTTCATTTGTACGGTATATATGAAGTCTTGCCGTTTGCCTTGATTACTTTTAGTATTTGCTTACGTTGTTTGCCTGTGCTTTCGTAACTTACATGAACCCAATCGGGGTTTGAATCATTACCAAACTCCCACAAAAGCTGATCAAAGTTTAAGTTATCCTTAATGTAGTTAAATATTTCGGCGTTTGTAATTGTAGTACCATCCATGTCAATATCTATCGCCTCACCTTGACAATGTTGCGAACTTGAACTTCCCCCAACCGCTGCATTTAATTCCTTGCTTCTGTATCCTGAACTAATATGAATAGGCACACCGAAATGCTCACGAATAGGCTCAAATATATTTTCAGCCAATTTCTTAAAGTTTTCTAAATGCTCACCCGATGGGGTGTTATTTATTCCTTTGCGCTTTGCGGTTTCGCTTCTACTAACTTCTGCTAACGATAAATGCTTTGAAATTTGCATATTTTACTATTTTATTATTTTCATTAATTTAATTATTCCCGAACCTATAAACGCTATAAACAAACAAATGGCTATCATTCGCCAAATGCTTTTGCTATTTTTTACCTTGTTATATTCAAGGCGTTGCTCGTGTATTGCACCTTGTAGCTTTGCTTCGCGCAAACGTAAGGCGTTAATGCTATCAATGTCTTTATTCACTTCTCGCTTATCAACTACAACGGTGTTAATAGTCTTTGTATTGGTTTTATAAACTATTGCCGTATCATAGTAATAAACAAAGGTAGTATCGTTTATTTGCTTTACTAACGTGTCGCGTATGTATTCGGTATTGTTTACTATTGTGCTATCATGAATAAATACCAAAGAATCATTGGCACATGGCAGCAATACATCTGTTTTGGCTCTAACTCTTTTTACTGATTCCCAATCAGCTAATACTTTATTTTCTGCTTTCTTTATGTTTAAGCAAGAACTAAAAATTATTAATAATAAAATAAAGTATTTACGCATAAATAAATTTTGTATTGTTCTTTAATCTTCCGTTTAATTTAGATCGCATTGTTGAGTATGGTATATTATATAAATCAGAAACCTCTCTAGCACAAGAATAAAAAACTCCTGATTCTGTATCTAAAATAATTTTAGACAATAAATTATCTTCGCCTAATTTATTTACATTTAACCCAGTTCTCCTTGCGTGTTGGTTATTTTCTTGTTGGGTTGCCCATTCTAAATTCTCTACCCTATTATCATCTTTAACACCGTTAATATGGTTAACAGTATTTTTATTTTTAGGATTACTTATAAATGCTTGTGCTACTAATCTATGAATAAAAAAATTACTATACTTGCCATTAATAAATAATCTAACCTTTGTATATCCTTGCTTGTTTTTATTCTGATTAACTAATCTTGGGTATTCTTTTTTTCTTGTATCGCTACCAAACATTATTTCTATATCTCCGTTTTCGTAAACCCTATATTTATAATCTGATTTGTCAATGTATCTATATCGCATAATGTTTTAGTTTATTTTTCAATATTTGCAAGTACTCGGTTTTCGGCTTTCTTTAATGGGTTACAACTCCAAAGGCATAGGAGTAATACTATCCCAATAAGGTATATTAGCAATAGCTTTGCTATTTCACTTATATTGATTCTCATTTTACTTCCTTTGTAGGCGGTGTAAAGAAGTTTTTAACTAAATAACTTACCCCACCCGCAACGGATGCAAGTAATACGGTATGCCATTCAATTTTTAAACTACCCGCTTCTAAAGATTGTTGAAGGATAAAAACCGCAGGGGTTAATATAGCCATCAATAAACCTTTTAAAATGTCTTTTGTGTTTACGCTAAATAACTTTGATTCATTCATTTTATTTATGTTTTAATAGTTCAAAAATTTTATCTCCTATCCATGCAAGGATAGTTCCACAAGCAACAAGAAATGAAAGCCCAGCCATTGTTTTTTGCCTAAAACTTTTGCTCAATTTGGCTTCTTTTTCAACATTGGTAAGCCTATCTACTATGCCTTTGCTGCCAAATTCATCACCTAATAAAGCAACGTAAATTTTATCAATCTTTTGCTCAAGACTTTCTTGCATTGTGTTACTTTTTAATAGTTTCTTTTGGTTTATCAGCCACTAACTTTGCGTTATTGTAAAGCGGTGCTAAAATGCTTTGCAACAATAGTTTGCCAGTAGTTGTATTGCCGTTAATGTTTTCTTGAATTAATGCCACTACATTTTTAAAAGTAGTAGTATCAATAGTAATTTGAAGCACCAAAGAATCTTGCTTTTGTGCTTTGGTTGTTGTGGCGGCAAATAATGCGGCAATAAATAATAGTTTTTTCATGTTATTTTTTTAGCAAACCTAAGTATTTTAAGATATAATCGTCAATAATGTTATCACTTGTCCATAAAGTTATTATGGCATTTGGGATTTGAATGTTCATTTGCCCTATGCTTTTTGCTTTACGGTCAAATAATTGAACGTAAGAATTTGCACCGCTTGTATCGTGTCTTGGGATGCCTAATACTGTCCAACTAACTTGGTATACCGTATCTTTAAGCAAAGCATTGTAAAGCACAGGCTTTACTTGTATTGCGTTTGCAACGGTGTCGACTTGTTGTGCTGATGCGTTTAAGGTGAACGCTAAACCGATGATTAATAGTACTTGTTTCATATTTGTGTTCGGGGTTTAATTTATTGTACTTGATATTGAAAAGAAAATGATATAGTGTTACTTCCTACTGTTGCTCCGCTCATTGATGTAAATATTTGATTAGTTGATGCACTCGCTGTTGAATTATACATAACTAATCCGTTTGCCCCATTTCCGTTACTACCTGTGGCTTGATTGCTATTTGAAAAATTATTACCAACGGGGATTGTAACATTTATGCCGCAAACAGAACTAGAAGCCGTAAAACTAACTCTCATGTAAACAGTGCAAATATTTCCAATTCTAGTATAACTTGCGTGTTGAACGGTATAACTAGATGTATTAAGATTATCCGTAATCGTAGGCGTATAAGTTCCACTAGCAATAGTTTGCGTTGCACTTAACTCACCCGATGAATTAGCTTGTACTAATCTATCTCCTGTACCTGCAAGACTACTAAACGTAGCTGCGCCTGTTGAGGAGATAGTGGCAATTTCTGAGCCTGAATTATTTTGAAATTGAAATCCATCAGACCTAAATAATGTTCTACCATTACCTTCATATTGAATCCTTAACCTACCTTCAGAAGATATATTCCAAGTATTTGCAGATAGATTAAGAAGGCCGCCAACCGTCACACTACTACTAAACGTAGCTGCGCCTGTGGTAGCAAATGTTAAAGAAGGAGAAAAGGAAGTTCCGTTATCAAAACCTATTTCTATACCAGTTGCAAAAGCATTTTGCGCTATTCTTAGTCTATCTGCTGGTGTTACAGGTAAAATGTATCTTAAATTATTATCAAAAGCTATTCTTTGTCCTGCAGTTGCTAAAACAAAATTTCCATTGGTTGTAACACTACCACTAAACGTAGCACTCCCCGCCACCTGCAACCTTGCACCGTTGTCTGTGGTTGTGTTCAAAAGCAAGTTGCCATTAGCCCCTAACGTCATAGCTTGTGTAAAGGTTATAGCGTTACCTGCCGTTCCTGAAGGAGCTTGTAGCCATGCAAAGCCACCATCCCATTGTTGGAAAATAGTAGCAAAATTACTTGTTAAATATCTGCTTGTTCCATCATTATATAAGTTATTAGAAAATCCTGAAACACTTGAAATGTCCCAAATAGCAGTTGTGCCACCTAACTGCATTACTTTAAATGGTGTATTCCACGCACTCGGTGTAACTCCTAATCCTAAATTGCCTGAAGTATTAAGACGCATACGTTCATTACCCGAACTAAAGTCGTATGAATTACTTCTAAATACTAAATCTCCACTTCCAGCAGGACTACCTATTAAATATCTATCAGCTACTCCATTTTCAGTAAAAAATAAATAATTAGCATTTCCCGATGCACTTCTTGCATTTATAGCACCATAGGTTGTTCCTTGAACTACAAATTCATTATTTTGAATATAAGCTATTGAATTCCCTATTGTACTTCCTGTAAACTTAGGTAGGTAGTTAGTAGTGCCTGTACCTGTTACAGGGTTGGTTAATACGCTTTGGTATTGCGGAATATTTAAAGTAGAGCCTACTAATGTAGCCGCCCCACTTGTGCCTGTGGTTGTTAAGGTTAAAATGTTTTGTTTTGTCTGAATCCTACTTTGTACGTTGGTAAGTGAATCGGTAAACCTTTGAACCCTTGTGTAAGGCAATAGCATAGCCGCCGTATCGCTTATATTTAGTTTCAAAGCATTTTGTGATGTAGTAGTATAAGTATTGTTATCAACGCTTCCATCCGCTTTTAAAAACTGTGATGAAGTGCCACCGTTCTTTACTAATGTAGTAGCTTCCAATGTACCTGTAATCGTTGCAGCATTGCCACTCCCGCTTGTTTTGTTTACTATTAAACCTTCCCCATTGCCGCCTTTGGTAATATTTAAAGCAACTCCACTACCAGATCCATGATTGATTATAACATTACCAGAATTTCCAGATACATTAAATGTTTTTTGACCCGTTATGGTTTGGCTTGTAGTTAAATCAACAAAGTTTTGTGTTGATGACCCCGTACCTCCATTTGCTATTGGAACTATTGAAGTTGTTCCTAATACACCTGCACTTGTATTTGTAACAATACCCGCAGTTGATAAACTGTTTATACTGGTAACACCTGCGCTGCTAATTGAAATTGCATCAACATTATTGCCAGATGTATTTGTTACACCTAAAACCATATCGTTGCCAGTAAACGACAAATGATTGCTAGTTGATTTTATATAGCTACCATACAATATTCCAGACCCAACTGAAGTTCCTATTTTCAAAAAATCAGTACTAAGGCTATTTGTGTTTTTTCTTATATTTAATTCCTGACTTAGAGATATACCTGCATCGGCTTGTATTCTTAATACGGACAAGCCTGCGCCTATCCTCATACTATCTCCAAATGCTTTAATCCCAAATACCGTTTGCGCCCCAAATGTTCTAACTACTTGGTTTAACAATCCCGTTGTATCGCTATCCCTAAAGTAAGGCGCTAACATACTAGCCGTATCGCTTATATTCACTTTGGTTGCTGCAAGGCTATCTAAGCCTTGTTTTAGTCTTGCCCTTGTAGTATATCCATTATTAAACAAAGTGTCTGAAATTAGCTTATATGCGCTTAAATTACCGCCTGTTGCAATAGGTCGCCAAAAGCCTCTATATCTATAATACATAACGCTATCCCTTGCAATGGTTAAGGCAATAGTATCAGCCGCCGTAAATTGGCTTGTATCTTTGCTACCAATCCCGATACCATTAACAAACTTAGTTTTTGCACTTGTTGGCGCAAATTGTGCTTGTGCAACACTAAACAAACATAGTAACCCGATTAAATACTTCATAAACTACTGTATTAAAAATATAAAACTTTCTGCCTCTGTCGCTGGTATATAAACCGTAGCCGTTCCTGTTGAACTATTCCAAGTTACACCGCTATTGTAAGCACCCGCCGAACCAATTGGGGCTATAACGGAAGCGCCACGCGAAGCATAAACCAAATCCAATCCTGACACTCCGCTAAAAGTGAATGTTGTTTGCCCTTCATTTGCATTTGATTGCTTTACTTGAATAGGCGAACCGCTTATGATAATCACACCGCCTGGAGTTACGCTCGTTCCGCTCAATGTATATTCTTCTACTCCCTTAAGGCTTACGGCATAAGTAGCCAAATCCTCATAAGGGCTACTTATTGTTAAGCTATTAATCCACACATCGCCAGAAAATATTGTTAATCCTAATGCCGTTCCGTTATCAATAACAAAGCGGATGTTAAATACATCTCTATTTTTTACCGCTCCCAATAAACTTAAATAATTGTATTGGTCATTTAATATAACCAATCCATCTCCCTCAATAGTCCAACGCCCAATATTTGGTTTGCTTTTCTCCCAATAGGCGGAAGTTTGCGAAGTAGTTATTTTTTCGTCTATTTCAATGCTTAAATCACAATTGCGCATACAAGCAAAAGGGATGTCAATATCTAAATCGTCATCGTGCTTATAAAGCATTACATTATTTCCAATTATCGCGTTTGCCATACTGCAAATTTACATTTTTTAACCACATGGACCACCATAACTTATCTGCTCTATTGTTGCAGGTGTGCTATTACCAAAATATGGTAACAACGAGCCAAATTGAATACAATCAACAATTACATTAGGTCCTATTCCGCCACTAAATTGTATTACAGAACTTCCATCACAAAGCGCATAAGATACATCACCAGCAACAACTACTTCATAAACTACACCATCCGCGCAATCAGTTGTAGGCTCTGTTCCTTTTGTTCTATTTACATAAGTTGTTGTTATTGTTGCATTTTGGTCGGTATCTGTTACCTCTAACAAAGTACCTTGAAATTCATTCATATCTAATGAAATAGTAGTGTTTCCAATTAAGTAAACTTTATCTTCTACATTAATTTGCGCGGGGTCTGTGTCGGCAAATGATAATCTATTAAACCCGCTATTTAACCCCTCAATGCTACTATCTATATTTATGATATTTTTACGGTATTGAATTACGTAGTTTTTTACCATTAATTCAGCCAATGAGCGGTAAGTATCCGTTGGTCTTTCTAAGTTATACCAATTTACATACATATTGCCGTTGGAATCAGATATGAAACCTTTGTAACTAAATCTACCCAATACGTTAGAATTTACACCAAAAGGAAATTCAACGCTTTTTGTGTATGCTTTTGTATTGTCAATTTTGCTTTCTATAATAACTTCCTTAAAATCAGAATCTACTGTAACTCTAAAATCCCCTATTAATAAATTTTGCCCTGTTGCTGAATCTAAAATAAATCCAACATAAAGAGTTCCAGTTGATGGAGCTTGAAATGAATCAAAATTTTTATTTACAGAAATAGGATCACCGTCTACAATGTAGTAATCTGTAATAGGACCAGTAGCTATTTTCCAAGTTCCTTTTTTAGTTCCAGATGTAGTATTGCTAACATAATATGTATTAATTCCATCATTTAATATCATTACCATTTTGCAAGTTGCCGTTCCAGATGGAGAAGTTGCAGGGGTTGAATCAATTACCGAATACTTAAAGTTTATAATATCATATTTTGATATTAAAAATGGTGCTGTAGTTTCTACTTTAGCAAAATCACCAGCACTAAATAATTCTAATTCCCAATAATTAAATTCTTGACTTTCTTTTATTATTAAAAATGCTGCACCACTTCCGCCATTTGATTTAGCCCAACCTGGCGTTGCACCTGTATCAGAAAGTAATTTTAAATTAGCATTAAAAATATAGTTTTCGGGATATTCTATTTTGTTTCTGCTTATAATATTGTTGAATCCCTTTTTTAATATCTTTATTTGATTGCCAGTAACAAAAATCATATCAGTAGGAACGTTGCTAATATCTTCTAATGTTCCGCTTGATAATATCGTACCTTCAATGTCATACAATGTATAATAAGGATTTGGCAAAGCCATTTGATTAATCTGCAAAATATTCCATCTACCTTTTGCATAAAATATCCTACAACCAAATGATTGAAGTATATTTTTTATTAAATCTAATGAACTAATGTATTCGTTATTTTCTATAATTCCGCTAAGTTGTATAAACGATTGTTGGAATGGGTCGAATGATGGGTCATCGTTTCTATCATTCATTGCTTCTGCATAAATACTAACGGAAGCGAAAATATTGTTATCCGTTGGCGTTCCAACATCGGATATTGCTTTGCATAAACAATATAAAATGCTTTTATATACGTTGGTTTCGGTCAATTGCGATTCGCTAAAAGTTATATCTTTCAACATACCTAATCCACAAATAGCATTGAAAAATATAGACTTTATGCCTGTGCTAAAATTAAATTGCACGTCATCCGATAAAACCCATCCTTGCCATTCTAAAGTAGAATCTTTTATTACCTTACAAATGTATTTACGATCATTTAAGGTCGTAAAGTCTGGCATATCTTCTACGTTATCCGTTACATCTAATTCAACATTCACTTGACTTGCATATATCATCTCAAAGGGATCATCGCCTTGCGGTATGTATTGCAAATTAAATGAATCGCAAGGGTACTCAATAACGCTGCCATCATATCCATCTTCCCATAATTCAATGTAGATTTGTTCGCCGCTTTGCGAATTAAATTCAGATAAGTATTTTTTTGCGTATGCCATTTTTAACCTCTCCTTAAACCCATACTTGTACGAGTTCTATTTTGCCCCATTAAAATATTATTGCCCGATAAGAAACCAAAGAAACCGCTTCCGCCACCTTGACTATTAGCAACAGACGCCCCGATGCTGCCTAAAGCGCTACCACCAGCCCCGCCAAATGCACCAGCTACAACACTTCCGCCACCTGTAAAGGCTGCCATAAGAGCCTTAAATATTAAAGCCTTTGCAATAGCCGCCGTTAAATCTAATACTATCTTTTTCAATGTATTTGTAAGCGCTTCGCCCATATCTTGACCATACAATAAAGCGTTACCCATTGAAGTAAATAGACTAGTACCTGCGGTTGCTAATTCGTTAGCCATTGCTTGTTGTTGGTTAAACAATACATCGGCATTGTAATTGGCTAATATAAGCTGCTCTCTTTGCATCAACAAAGAGTTGCCTAATGTCAAATTTTCAAGGCTTTTAACGCCTGTATTCCCTGTATATGGTATTGAAACCAATGAAGTATCAACGGGCTTGAATCCGCTTTTATCTACAACATTTGCAGTTGCTAAATAATTATCTAATGAAGTTGCTTTTAAATTTGTAGCACCACCTTTTTTTGGAGCAGCGCCAAGCATTTGCGCATCATTAAACTTATTTTGCTCTTTAGTTGTTGCATTTAACATATCTTTCATCTTAGAAAGATATTTTGAACCAAAATCATATGATTCAGAAGCCTTATCTACTGCATCAACGGCTAATTTATTTTTAACAATATTTGCAGTAGTAGCATCAGTTAAAGACATTAAAGGAACTACATAATCATTTATTGCTTTACTAACCGCGCCTAATCTATTAGCCCTATCCTTATCGTTTTCAATAGCTATTTTAAATTGCTTTGCTTCTTCTTCTGCTATAATAGTTGAATATGCTTGAATCCTTGCTTTTCGCATTAAAGCATCTGAAAGATTATCAGTTACATTTTTTAAAGATGCGGCATCATTTATATCTACTTTTTGTAATTGATTATATCCTGGATATGCTTCTTTTAATTGATTTAACGCGCGTTTTCTTTCGTCAGTAGAAACGGTTACATCATTTGTAATAGCTACCAAAGATTGTATTGTAGCTATTTCCGCTTTTGCAGAACCCATGCTTTTACTTAATGTATCCGAAAAAGCAGTTTGTGCTTTGTTCAAAGCAACAGTTTCTTTACTAGCAGACATTAAATCATCGCCAAACGTAACCAACAAAGCACTTGCAACCGATAAGGCAACCCCTATACCCGCTGGACCCATCAATCCAGCCCCTAACGCTTTTAATGCCGTTCCTGTGCTTCCTGTTTCAGCCTTTAATCTTTGAAATGATTCTAATAAAGGGTTAAGGTTATTTTGAATACCAATAAACCCATAAGGTGAATCTTGGGCAACCCTTCCTAAATTTGTTAATGCATTCGCGGCTTTTTCAGTTCCTTTTGCCGAATTACTTAATGCAGCATTGGCTTTTGTTGCTTCTTTACTTACATTATTTAACTCTGCAGTAGTTTCTTTTAACCCAGCAATGGCAGCTTTATTGTTAGCCGTTATATCAATCCGTAAAGTTTCATTAGCCATTGCCGTACAATTTTAACATTTTTAATCTTTCATCTTCACTTATTGCTTTGCCTCTTTCTTTCTTTTTATCCCAAACCAACGGCAAAATTTGTTCGGGCGTTTTCTTTTTCTTATCCGCACTATTCATCGCATATTGCATCCAATACAAAAGGCGTGTTTGTTCCCATTTATTACGCGACCTATTTTGATAGCCACGAATAAATAAAGTCAAATCACGCCAATTAATATCTTCCAAATCACTAGGCTTCATCCCCGCCTCGTAGGCGTTTACTTCAATGTCATCCCATGTAAATTGCTCTAACTTTTTTTTTCCGCTTCTTCTTTCTCACTTAAGTTAGTTGTATGCGAAGCAATCACATATTTCAAATAATCCATTATAACTCCTTCTGCTTTTACGCCACCCGCTTCATCTATCCACTCACATACTTCTATTTCACTAAAAGCCCTATCACTTTTTGACTTTGCAGCCGCGTATTCAGCACCAATTAAAAGAAACTCGGTAACATAATTTAATATACTATCACCTTCACTAAGCATTAAGAAATATTCAGTTGGTTTTAAATTATGTTTTGCGCAAAATTGCTTCATTGCAAAATAACCCCATTTTAATTGAATTGTTCCGCTTGGTAGTTTTAATTCAAACATATTAATAAGTTACGGTTTGCGTAAATGGTGGAGCAGCACAAGTGAAAGTA